ACGTATGGTCGGTTGCGATCAAGTGGAAGAAAGTAGCACATTACCTGAAATCCACGTTAAGATCGAAAGACCCGAGTAAACAACACTTTTGGCGAAAACACTTGATATAAGCCTTCGTCCCGCACAGGGCACTGTATTTAGCGCCAAAGAAAGATTCCGCGTATTGGTTGCAGGCCGCCGTTTCGGAAAGTCCTACCTCTCCTGCATCGAACTATTCACCAAAGCCCTGGAACGTCCGGGCGAAACCTATTTTTATTGCGCCCCAACGTATCGAATGGCAAAGGATATTGCCTGGAAGACACTAAAAAAGACAATCCCAAAAGAATACATACGCTCTAAAAACGAAACAGACCTACGCCTAGATCTTGTAAACGACTCAACAATTGAACTAAAAGGCACAGAAAACGCAATGGCCCTTCGTGGCCGTTCTTTAGCAGGAGTAGTCCTAGACGAAGCCGCCTTTATGGAATCAGAAGTCTGGTTCGAGGTAATCCGTCCCGCTTTAGCAGACAAGCAAGGCTGGGCACTCTTCATCTCCACCCCGGATGGAACGGCCAGCTGGTTCTACGACCTGTGGTGTTACTGCGAAGAGGATAAAACAGGCGACTGGATCCGCTGGTGCTACACAACAATCGAAGGTGGCAACGTCCCCGCCCACGAAATCGAAGCAGCCCGCGCCCAACTTGACTCCCGTACATTCCGTCAAGAATTTGAAGCCAGCTTCGAGAACCTTACCGGCCTAGTCGCAGTCAGCTTTGGCGACGAAAACATCTCCACCGAAGCCAAAGACATCAAAGTCTTGCCCTTACTACTGGGCGTTGACTTTAACGTTGATCCAATGAGCGGCATTTGCGCCGTAAAAGACAACGAAACGCTGTACGTCTTCGACGAAATCATGTTGCGCGGTGGAGCGACAACATGGGACTTTGCAGAAGAAGTAGTCCGCCGTTACGGCGTGGACCGTCGCGTAATCGCGTGCCCAGACCCCACAGGCGGAGCACGAAAAACAAGCGGCATTGGCGTAACGGACCACACAATCTTGCGCCGTAGCGGTTTTACAGTTCAATCACCTAAAGCACCGTGGAAGATCCGAGACAAGATCACAGCCGTCAACACTGCCCTACTTGATGCTGCTGGAACGCGAAGAACCGTAATCCATCCACGCTGCAAGCAGTTAATCAAGGATTTAAGAACATTAACTTACACGCCAAACACGGGTCTACCAAACAAGAATCTAGGAGTAGACCACGCATTTGACGCATTTGGCTATCTAGTTCTACAACAATTCAACCTTGCAAAGCCAGAAACTTTAGGCACTACATCTTATCGGTTGTATTAAGTAAGTTATTTAACGTGTTTCCAGGTTCTTCCTACGATTGCATTCCAGGCCACTTTTTGCGATACATCCCAGACCAGTCCACATTCAAAGGAGCTGGCCCCTTCAGCCGCGTACTGACGCATTTCCATAACTTTGGTGTTGTCCAGCTTGGAGTTTGGGTGATCTTCCCCTACTAAGCGATAGCAAACCGTTTCTTTTTCTCGAATAACTTCTGGCGGTTGGGTCGTCACAAAGGTGTAAGAACAGACCGTACATTTGCGGTATCGCCTCACCTCTTCTGGTCTTTTGCGATTAATGCTTGTGACGCGACTGCTGCTTCCGCATTTTGGGCACTTCAATGTAGTGATTGATTGGCACGAAAGGCTAGAATAGGGCAAAGCTAATCGTTGTCATGCCCCAAGGAGCTGGAACCTACGGAAGCAAAAAGGGCCGTCCTGCCAAGAAGAAAAAGGGGTTGTACGACAATATTGCGGCCAAGAAAAAGCGCATTGCGGCTGGATCAGGCGAAAAGATGAGAAAAGCGGGTGATCCTGGCGCACCAACAGCAAAAGACTTCAAGAAATCAGCTAAAACGGCCAAGAAGCCTGCCAATAAGAAGAAGTAATGGCTGAGATCACACGCGGCGGCCATAAGTTTGCTGGTTACAGCAAGCCGATCAAGACACCCGGTCATTCGAGTGGGAAGTCTCATGCCGTTGTGGTGAAAGATGGTGAGGCTGTACGTTTAATTAGGTTTGGTCAGCAGGGCGCTAGTACTGCAGGCAAGCCAAAAGCAGGCGAAAGCGAAGCCATGAAGGCCAAGCGTAAAAGTTTTAAAGCACGTCATGCCAAGAATATTGCTAAGGGCAAAATGAGTGCCGCATATTGGGCTAACAAAGTAAAATGGTGACATGACTTATTCAGTTCCCGGCTCAGTGCGGACCCATCAGGTCAGCTCTTCCCGTCTGGGAAGTGTAGACAGTCCTTTTGTTCGCACTCGCGCAGTGTTGGACCAGATGAAGGGCTGGGAAATAATGAAAGCCGTCACGACCGGTACAGAGTACCTGCGAGAAAACAGCGAAACATTCCTACCGATCGAACCACGCGAAGATTACATAGCGTATCTGTCCCGCGTAAATAGAGCTGTCTTCACGCCATACACGCAACGATTAGTGCGTTCAGCAGCCGGTCTAATTTTACGCAAACCTATCAACATTGAGGGCGACCCCTATTGGACAGAGATCTTCAATAAGGATGTTGATGGTTGTGGATCGGATCTAGATGAGTACGCACGACGCCTTTTGATCTGTGCTTTGACGTATGGGCATTGTCATACGTTGGTTGATTTTCCAGCGCCTTCTACTGCAAGGAATTTGGCAGAAGAGCGTGCATTAAATCGCCGCCCATATTGGATTGAAGTTGATCCAACTAATGTCTATGGCTGGCGTTTGGATCGTGAATCAAATTATGGCAGCTTGACGCAAGTGCGTATTGGCGAGAAAGCAGTTGTTGCGGATGGAGATTTTGGCGAAAAAGTATTTGATCAAATTAGGGTGATCGAGCCTGGTCGTTATCGCGTATTCCGACAAGAGCAACAGAAGCAAGAGGTGCAAGGAGATTTTCCATATCCCGCTTCGTTCCAACAAACAGAAGCTGGCGGTGAGTATCAACTGGTGGAATCTGGCCCTTATTCGCTAGATCAGATCCCGTTAGTAACGATTTATGCCAATAAAACAGATGTAATGGCGAGCAGGCCGCCGCTATTGGACATCGCTTATTTGAATCTGGCTCATTTCCAGCGTCAAGCTGATTTAATCCACAGCTTGCATATCGCTTCGCAGCCAATGTTGGTACTTGAGGGCTGGGATGACCAGACGAAAGATATGGCGATTGGCGTAAATTATGCAATGGCAACACAACCTGGCAATCAGGTTTATTACGTGCAGCCAGCGGCAACCGCATTTGAAGCCCAATCAGCTGAAATCCAAGAGCTACAACAGCAAATGGCTTCGCTAGGCATCAGCACGCTAAGCCAGCAAAAGTTTGTTGCTGAATCTGCTGACGCACGACGCCTAGATCGTATTGACACAAACTCAATGCTGTCAATGGTTTCTATGGATCTTGAGTCAGGGCTGCAAAAGTCGTACAACTTGGCTGCTGACTACCTAGGCATTAAGCCACCCAAGGTATCTATTAGCCGTGACTTTGATCTACAACGTCTTATTGGCCAGGATATTACGGCTATGGCACAGCTATTTGAAGGCAACATTATTGATCGCGAAGAGTTTAGGCAGATGCTGGTACAAGGCGAGATCCTTCCTATGGCTGCAGAAGCGCAAGACCAGGCACCAGCGGTAGAGTAAGCGCGTAGCTACTTACCAAGCAATGGCTGAAATGCGTTTTGAAGAGATCAATCCTCCCAAGAAGGAAGAATCTTCTCCTGCTAAAAAGACAAGCAAAAAAGAAAAGGCTACTAAGGTAGAAGAGTCCACTAACTCTTAAAAATGGAAGAACAAGTCATCCAGGAAACGCCCGTGGCGTCACCTGAACAGCCCGTGGCTGCGACTGAAACTCCTGCTGTTGATTCATCTGTTTACGAACAGCAAATTAAAGCTGAAAAAGCCCGTGCTGAAGAAGCCGAAGGCAAATTCCAGCGGATTAAAGACAAGATGAATGCTCTTGATGAAAAGATGCGTTCAGAACGTCAAAAAACGCTGGAAGATCAAGGCCAGTGGAAAGACCTCTGGGAAGAGGCCAACAAAACTGGCCAAGAAAAAGATCAGCGTATTGGCGATCTAGAGCGTCAAATCTCTGATTTGCAGTCATCTAACGAGACTGCAGCAATGAAAACTGCTGCTCTTTCAGCGATTGGCCAGGCTGGTGCTGTCAATGCCGACCAAGTGCTTCAGCTTGTTCAGAGTAATCTGAAAAAATCAGAGTCTGGTCAAGTTGTCGTCCTAGACGGCGGTATTGAGCAAGATTTGAATGTTTATCTAGCCAAATTAAAGAACCCAGGTTCTGGTTGGGAACATCAATTCAAGCCCAGTGCTCAAGCTGGTATGGGCGCTAAGCCTGCAACCGGAACTGCAGGTGCTGCCGGAATCACAAATCCTTGGGCAGAAGGTAGTATTAACTTAACAAGGCAAATGACCTTGGATAATACCGAGCCTGAACTTGCAGCCGTGCTGCGAAGAGAGGCAGGTAAATAGTCCCCGTGGGACACCATTCCTAAGTCCGTGACTTGGAACTCCAGTAAACCCCAACTTTAAGGAAAGAAATGGCCGCACCATTTCAGAATTATTCCGGCGGTGTCCTACTCGCGGACATCGTCAAAAGGAATAATCTCAGCACTTATGTGTCTGAGGCGATCAAAGAGCGCAGCCTGTTCATCAAGAGCGGTGCTGTTGTTCGCAATTCACTGCTTGATTCCCGCTCAGGCGGTACTCGCATTCAAGTTCCCGAGTTCAATCCTGTATCTCCAACAGAAGAGATCATGGACGGGACTGCTACGTGGGGTTCCAGCTCTGCTGGTTACCTGACGCCACAAAAGATCGGAACTGGTACTCAAATTGCCAGCATCTGTCACCGTGGCTTTGCGTATGCCGTAGACGACATCGCAGTTTTGGCGGCGGGCGAAGACCCTATGCTTCACATCCGCAACCAACTGGCTGATGCAATCAACAAGCTGAACAGCGCACGTCTGTTCTCACAGCTTGCTGGACTGTTTGGCACGGCACTTTCTGCCAATGCCCTTGATAAAGGCAAGGCAGCAGCTTCTGGCGCTACTGAGGCTAACTTCCTTAGTGCAACCATGGTTGCTGAAGCCCGCTCCAAGATTGGTGAGCGCGGCGAAGAGCTGGACACTCTGATTGTCCATCCTTCTGTTGCTTACTACCTGTATCAGGTAGGAATGCTGACCTTCTCTACTGCAGCACTCGCCGCTAATGGTGCAGTGACCTGGGGTGGTGGTGGCGTAGGCATTGGCGCTCGCGAAGTCGGACAATTCGCAGGAATGCGGGTCGTTACCGACAGCTCAGTGAACACTGTTGCTCCTGGCACTGGTGGTCACCAACGTGAGTTCTATTGCTATCTGATTAAGTCAGGCACCATCCTTGCAGGTGTGCAGCAAGAGCTTCGGATTGAAGCTGATCGCAACGTCCTCTCAAAGCAAGACGTGCTTTCTGTTGACTACCACTCGACCTATCACGTAATGGGCACGAAGTGGTCTGACGCTGGTGATAACCCCACCAACGCCAACCTGGCTACTGCTAACAAGTGGGCAGCCACCTATGACATCGACCTGATCCCTATGGTTCAGTTAACTGTCAACTCTCCGCTGGATACCAGCACCATCTGATCCTGATCAGACCAAAGGCCCTACCATTAGGTGGGGCCACCTTCTTTTTGCCTTATGGCTGCCACAATCGACGCCACCCTCAAGAGCGCAACAGCTAACAGCTATGTGACGTTGGCAGAAGCAGACGCGTATTTTGAAACCGTCCCAAGCTCAACGCAGTGGGACAACAAACAAGACGACAACAAAAATCGTGCCTTGATCACAGCTACAGGCTGGATCGACACGTTGAATTTCTATGGTGATCGTTGCGATTCAGGCCAAGCTTTAAGTTGGCCACGCAATAATTATCATGTGGATCGCGTAGAGCTAGCTTGCTCTGCAATCCCAAACTCAATTAAAAAGGCTACATATCTATTAGCGTTTGAGCTGGCTAATGACACGGACGCAATTACAGGGACTACCGGCGATAAGGGGTTATACGAAGAGGTCAAACTCGGAGACCTCCAAGTCAAGTACAACACTGATAGCCAAGCTGTTGGAACTGTCAATAACGTATTCGACGTTTACCCTTGGCTGCAGTCTTATCTTGGTGCTTATTGCCTTGGAGGTTCTGGCACTTATCAAGTTCGTATGGTGAGGGGTTGAGATGTCATTAGTAGACACCACGTTCAAGTCGATCCCCAAGGCATTACTTGATGACTGGGGCCAAGACATAACTCTGGTTAAAACGACAACACCACGGACCTACAACCCAACAACAGGTGCCGTGACTGGTGCGGATACATCAGTTGTGTTGAAAGGTTTAATTTCAAGCGTGACGTCTAAGGAAAGCCAAGGTCTTTACCAAACGACTGACGTCAAGGTAATTATTGGCGGTGACGAGCTGGGTTCTTACTACCCAACTGAAGCTGACCGTATCCAGTATTCACAGGCTGGTGCGACAAGGGAAGCCAAGATTTTAAATGTAGAAAGCTTTAGGGGTGAAGACCCCTTGCTTCACACGATCATTGCGAGGCCGCAGTAATGGCTAATAAGGATCTTAAGTTTTTAATAAAGGATATAGAGGACGCTACTGTTGAAGGGGCTCGAACAGCTTGCGTTCAAATAATGAACGATCTTGTTGAAGCTGGCCCGGCTTATTCAGGAGAATTTTCAGCATCCTGGTATGCAGTTGCACCAGGCAAAGGCCCTGGAAACCCTCGCAGTTCCACAGGTTTATACAAATATACTTTAAGAAACGTGCCTAAAACTAAATTTAAAGCAACGGGTTTATACACGATATTAAACACTTCTCCACATGCAAATAAGGCAATGGATCTTCGCTCTTACGCAAAACCCACGAAAGACTTAGACGAACGAAAAGTGCTTAGCAAAACAATAAAAACCGGTAGACGCTCGCCGGGAGACACGCGTGGACAAGTGCGAGGAGATGGAGGCGCTACAAGTTCTGCACCTGCTGACTGGTGGTCAACCTTCGGGTTAGGCGGACCTTTAACCAAGTCCCTTGAAAAAGGTTTTCGCAAAGGACTTCTTACATTTGGTAAAGCAAAAGGATTCGGCTAATGAACTACCAAGCAATTCGAGCTGCAGTCGAAAATCCGCTTTTGACGGCTTTTAACAACCTGTCGCCAGCCGTACCAGTCTTCTTCGACAACATCACTGCCGTTCCAGCTAACACCACAACTGAGTACGTTCGCATCAATGTGACTTTTGGCCTTACTAACGAGGCAACATTGACCAGCAGCGTAGACAATGCTCGTGGTGCGATTGTTATTCGTATTTTTACGGAGAAAGGCAAAGGTCCAGCACGTAATCAGACGTTACTGACAACTGCTGTAAGCGTTTTGGAGACGTTGAACAATACACCCAAGACAAATAGCGGTGTATTTTTTCGAGTTAGCGGCATTAACGGACCAACGTTTTCCGCTACTGAAGACTCTCCGATGTTTATGGGAAGAATCGACACAGGCTATGTGGCGACAGTGATGTCTTGATTGCTTTGCGCTAATCTGTTAATAGCCGGGCTGTGCCCGCAGAAACCCTATTTCTCTGGTACGCCCAATGGCAGCCACCGTTCTATCCGGCACTTCAGGTGCTCTCTATTACAAGCCAGCTGGCACGTTGGGTCAGTTTGCTGAAAGCGACGTCACTGTTGCTGCGGACACCGTCACTGTCGCAACTTACCTCAACTTTAAGGCAGGCGATCCCGTCAAGTTCAGCGTAGTCAACACCACAACAGGTGCTGCTGGCTCTGGAACGTTGCCTGCTGGCATTGCCGCTGGCACGACCTACTACGTTATTTCTTACGTGGCAGCGACTGGTGTAATGCAGGTTTCTGCAACATCAGGCGGTTCTACCATTACGATCACAGACGACGGCACCGCTGTCGCTCCAAACAAGTTCCAGGTTGAATATGCAGCTTTTGCAGCTGTCGGCCAGGTTCGTGAATGGAATTTTGAGATCACCCGTGACGAAATTGACGTCACAACCATTGGTGCTACGCCTGGGCAGTACGTTCCCTTCAAGACCTTTATTGCAGGTTTTGCTGATGGTTCGGGAAGCGCAACTGTGTACTTCACTGACACTGACGATGCTCTGGGCAACCGGATGGTCGAAGACGTGCTTCAGCGTGTTCAGACCGGTTGTAAGTTCAAGCTTTATACCGATCAGCAATTTAGCGGTGGCACCTTGAACGACACACTGAGCCGTTCCATCGAGTTTGAGGCAAACTTGACTACAGCAAGCTTGGCCATCAACCCTGATGACGCCCAGTCTGTTGAGATCAACTTCCGTCCTACAACAACACCGACTTTCGACTTCGCTAAGTCCTAATTCGTAGTTAAAACAAGAGAAGCTCTGGTTTATCCGGGGCTTTTTTTATTGCACTGCTACAGTCAACACATACACAATCATTTGTATGGCTGCTGCATCTTCTTTGCGAGCAATTGATCGTCTTCGGAAAGCTGCAAATCTGGAACCTTC